ATACATAAGACCTTGTAGATAATTACGCATCTCTTTATTATCTGTGATATCTAATACGTTAACATTACCTAAGAGTCTGTTTATATTATTAGTACCATCAATAGTAGATAGAGCAGTATCAATATAATAAGCAATGTTTATTCTTTGTTTTTGATTTCGTAAAGCATTGAACGCATCTGTAACTGCACGCTTTTCTATTTTAATATTCTTTTTGTCCATTAGTTCTTTAGCATAATGAGCATAGTCTTTATTTTTTATATGACTAAGTTCATACTGATAAAGGAAATAGTTTATATCATCTTTAGTTTTGATTAAGTTTTGCATTTCTTTATAACTAATAGGTAAATATTTATCATGTATGATTTGTTGGAACACAGCTCTATTACGTTGAGCCGTTGCTGTTCTAGGACCTAGGCCTTGTAAATAGTTAAAGAACTCTTTCTTTGTAATTCCTTGTTTTATAAGCACTTCACCATTTGCATCGACACTAGATAAGACGTACTGTTCCCCGTCTCGATGCAAATTTGAAACAAGCCTATAGCGTGTATCTGGAGTAATTCCAGCAGTTAACTGTGCAGATGCCTTTTTTAGGTTAGCTCTGAACGGACTGTTCATATCTGAGATAACATTCCAGATGTCAGGGTCCATATTAGCCTGAGCCAAGTTAGATGTAACTGTAATAAGTTCACCGTGCTCAACTGATTTATATATAAACAAATCCTCACCAGTCGCTAATAGATCTTTTACATTAGCAACAGTCTCATTAGTATTTAATGTTGTAAGGAGGTTTGGAAAATTTTCTAATTGATCGAAATAACTTTTGAGTGCTTTGTCTGATACAGGCACTACCATGTGTTTACCACTGGTTAGATATTCCATACGTCTTTTTAAACGAGTCATGTATTTATCATAATCTGCATTATTCATAATAGAGTCATAGTCTTTAACAAGTTTCTTTAACTTGTTATCATGTAATAGTGTAGTGGTATCAAAGTCTGTATCAAACCCTAATTGATTATACAAGTCCATATATTTCTTAACGAACTTTCTAAACTTAGATTTCTTATTTGAGTCTATTAGATCAAGTAATTGGTCTGTTCCAAATGTTTTAAGACTTTTATAATTAGGCATTTGTTTAGCTTTATTTTTAATAGTATCTGTTAATTGTATAAGTTCTTGTTTTGTCGTATTGATACTTAAATACTTTGGACGAGCTTCTTGTGTAGCTGCTCGTTTTGCAGCTTCAGCAATACTGCCATAGAGTGCATCATTGTCTTCTTCAAGATCAAACACATTTATTGTGTAGTCTTTACGGATTCGTTTAACTAAATTATTCATATACTTTTTATTGTTGTCTATGTTTTCTTTAGTTAAAGCCCAGCCTGTCTTACCACGTACTAACAAGTCTTTAAGTTGACGTAATGCTTCTGCATCATCTTTAGTATTTAATTTAGATATAAGCTCAGTAACTTCTTTAATATTGTCTTTAGTTACACCCATGTAATTAAAGATAAAAGTATAATGTAAGAAATCATTTTGGTTAGTATATTGTAACTTACTTAAGAACTCCATAAGTTCTTCAAGTTTAAAATCAGGATATTTAGTTTGTATTTCTTTTATAACTAAATTTATCTGTTGTAGTCCCTTAGCAACTTTACCTTGTTTTTTCCAAAATAGCTCAGCACCTTTAATAGCCGTGTCTATTCTTGATGCAGTGGCAATATCATTTAGTTGAAGTATTAAAGTACCTGCTTCAGATACAGCTTGAACTAGATCGTCTAATTTTTCAGAGGTCATAAGTAAACCTTTGTTTAGGGCTTCCTTTTGTGTAGCTCGCATAATAGGATCTAAGTTATTAGCTATATCTTCTTCAGATACAAGCACTTTTAATCTAGGCATTCTATCTAATAATTTCTCTTTAAATATTTCATCAAACGTATCATTATCTCTGAGAGATGCGGGCGTATCATTAAAAGTTTTTACATACAAATCAACTAAGTCTTCTTGTTTTAAGTTGTAGTCCTCAAATACATTTTCAAAAGTACTATATACAGGACGGTGTATTGTGCCGTTGTTAATAGTAATACCTTTAACAAGATCTAAATATTCTGCTGGTGTCATAGTATCTAAACTAACATTTTTTAATTTAGATATGAAACTATTATACGCTGCCTTAAATGTTGGTGATACAACTTTTTTAATAACCAATCCACCAACACCAGCGATAGGATTTAATGCACTAGTAGCATATAATAAATATTTATCAACATTATCAGATACATTTTTTACACTTCGTATAGCATCATAAATCCTATATAATTTAGCATTTCTAAGGTTGCTTATTTCTTTCGCTAAGGCTTGCATTTCTTGTGGATTAGCTGGTACGTTGTTTAGCATTTCTTTTATCATGTACCATTCTTTTGAATGGTATTTAACACTATTAAGTTGTGCCACCAATTGTGATCTTGATGAAACTAGAGTGTCTATAAATTTTTCTATTATTTTAGTAGACTCATCCGCTGTGGCTTCTGTCATTTGTTTAGTTAAATTTGTTAATACTTCTTTACTTATGATCTTTTCTGTAATCTCTTTACTTGTCGCTTTAGCAACTGCTTGAGTTACTTCTTCAGTTAATTCAGGTATTGCTTCTTTAACAACGCCACCGACTACACCTTTAGCTAAAGAAACAATTACTGCTGGATCAGATAACATTTCACCAACAAAGTCCACTGCAAAATTGCCAGTGTCCCATTGATAGTATTGTCTGTATTCTCCACCTGCCCAGCCCATAGCACGTAGTACATCAGTACCTGATCCACCACCAGCCCAAGGCATAAGTGCCTTAATTGGATTAGAGAGTATATCCATACTAGAGCCTAATGATTCTAGTGTGTTTATACCAGCTGTCATGTAGTCACCTTTAAGTAAAGGATCAATAGTTCTTTCTTGTATTAAAAGATTTGCACCAACGACTTTATTTATTAAAGGCACATATTCTAAATAGTCATAACCATGTGCTTCTAAAGTATTTTGTAACTGGCGTGTACCCATAGGCCCACCAAGTAACACATCACCTAAATCTTTTACATGTAGCTTTTCATAGTTTGTACGTTTAGATTTACCAGGTGCTGATAACTGTGGGACTTGGAGATTGGGCATATAATTTTTAGGTACAGAAAGAGAAGGAACCGTTAAATTAGGTACGGTCCAATCATTATTGTTTGCCATACTTAACACCTTCCTTCTCTATTATTTACTGTATTTGTTTTTGTCATATTCATAATTTGTTGGATATCCTGTATATTGTCCAGATATATAATTATTAAATCCTGCAAGTGTTGAATCAAGATCATGTTTATTAGCATCATAGTATCTATCTAACATAAATAATAAATCATTATTCTGTCTTGCTGCGTTCATACGAGCTGCATCAATAGTACCTTGTGCGGCTGCATAATCTCCAGCCATTTTATTATTGGCGTAAATTCTATTAGCTAATACATTTTGATCTGCTGTATATCTTTCAGCATTTGATAACCATTCTTGACCGAACCTATCTGAATCATTAGTATATAAACCGTTAGATATACCCATTAGGTTCTTAGCTAAACCTTCATAGATACTACGAGCTTTTAATTTAGCACCAGCATCTTCTAATATAAAGTTATCAATAGCATTAAATCTATTAGTTGCAGTTTCAGCTTGTTTAGTTATATAATCTCTATTCTTTTGGTTCATTGCTAATAATTCTGATGCTGCTTGTGCACCTTGAGTAGCACCATTTGCTATTGCTTCAGCACGATTGTTTCTTACAGAATCTAAATAAGAAGCCATTTCTTGAGAATCACGTATTCTAGATGCTTCACTCATAAGCTGTGCATTATATACAGCAGCATCAAGTGCAGCGGATGTACTTTGTTTTACCAAATCATAATAATAGTTCGGATCATAAGCTAGATCATGTAGTTCTGCTAGTTCTGCATTAGACCACATTTTTACAGGATCTACATCTAGCAGTGGATTTATTACATTATCAGGATTTACATCAAGATAAGTAGGAGCTGGTGCACCTGGGATATTAGGAATTCCAGAACTAATAGCATCTCTAAATCTATCAATAGTAAATCCTTTTTTATCTCGTTCATATTTAGCACCGTAGTCACTACGTATATCATTGAATAAATCTACAGCATCTTCGCTAGTCTTTTTAGTATGACCATGAGTACCCCAGAAGTTCTGCCAACCAGTAGCATCCTCGCTGTATTGCTTTTCATAATCGTCTAAGTTTTTATAAACATTAGAATACTTATTATAAGTTGCATTATCTATATAACCTAGCTCATGTAATTGTTCTACATAATCTTTTACAGAAACTCCTTCGAGACCATTATCATTCATCCATACACGTAAGTTATCATATGCATTATCAGCATCATGTCCAGCACCAACACGTTTATCTATGTACTTACTATCAACAGAAACAGTATTACCATCGGGACCAACATATAATGGTTGATCAGTGAATATCATTAGTACCACCTCTGTCCTGTAGTAGAACTACTACTATTATTATTTGTAATTACATTATTTGTGTTTGTTGAATTTTTATAAGTAGTGCCTCCAGAGCTCTTATTATAGCCTTGACTATTTTGTGCATTATGCACCATTGCACTACTTGCATTATAAGCACTATTATTTGTTTGTGCAAGATAATACTTATATAATGTCTCAAAGTTGTTAGGATTATATGAGTACCCACCAGCTCTATTAGCTGCAGCTTGTGCTAGTCCAGAGTACTTAGCAGCAGCACCGCTAGCAGCCATAGCATCTGTGGCACGTGAAGCTGCATACATCTTTGAATAAGCGTCTATCTGATCTATATATTGTTTAACATCTGCAGTATTATAATTAAGTCCAACATTCATTAAAGCATTGCCTAATGCGTTGTACTGTTCTTCAGCAGCTAATGGGTTGTTTTCTAATTCTGCTTTCCAACTGCTTCTTAAATTGTTCATTGTTTGACCGATAGCATAATCTGCTTCATTCATAGCCATATTATTGCTGATATAGTTAGCGAGCTCTTCTGCTGCTAACGCACCACGTTGTGTAGCTGTAGGTGCAACATTAGCATACTGGTCCCAAGTACCTTGTTGGGTTCTACGAATATTATCTAAATCATAATTAGATGCTTCATTCATATATTGTCCCCAGTATTTTAATGCTTCATCATAATATTGATTAGTTCTCTCATTATATTCATCTAATATATGTTGTTTATTATAATCAATATCATGAAATGCAGCTATTTCTGCATTAGATCGTGGTTTAGTTAGTTCAGCTACTTGATCTTTTAACTCATTTATTTTATCTAAATAAGGTTTAAACATAGCTTCGGTGTCTATTGTAGGGGTATAAGGTGTACCACCTCCACCACCACCAGAGCCATAATTAGTAGTAGGAATTTCAGTAGTATTAGTAGTAGTTCCTCTAGAACCTCCACCATCACCACCAATACTGCCACCACCGCCTGATGAACCAGAGCCTCCTCCACCAGAGGAAAAACCTCCTCCACCTGCAGTGTAGGCTTCAGCTGCTGCTCTAGCTGAACTAGACGTAGTGTTTGTATTAGTTGTTCCACGACCACCAGTACTTCCTCCACCACCATTAGAAGTGTTGCTTAGTTTTTGTAGTGTAGCAAAATCATTAGACACACGAGAACTAGCATTAAAGGCATTGGCTGCTACATATGTACTAGATGCGGGATCCCAAGTATTTACTAATTTTTTAAAATCACTATTATTACGTAGGTTATATTTATCAGCATAAGCTACTAATACACGTGTAACAGCTGATTGATCATTATCAGTAATACCAAGTCTTGTGGCATCATTCATAAACTGTTTAACAATTGATTGACTAGCACTAAGACTATTTGCTTTTTTAATATCTTTTATAGCAGCACTATAGTCTAATTTACCTACTAGATTTGCATAACTAGCCATAAGACACCTCCTATACTAAGTAACTTGAGCCACAGTATAGCACTTGACCATTATATCTGATCTTAGCCCAACCACTTTCCATTCCTAAATATTCTATAACAGTTCCTGCTTTGACAGCTGTATAAATATTATTGCCGTAATAAGGACCTGTTCTAAGATTTAACCACCAACAATTTCCAACAGTCTTCTTAACTGTAAGCGGTGCTGTAACAACACAACCATCATTAATCCAACCAATCTGTCCACCATCTAATAGATAAGGATTAGAAACAGCTTTATCTTTTCTTATATAAGTAATAGTTCCTCTAGTAATTGCTGGTTTTAATTTATCTTTTGATTCTGATGAAACATAAACACCATTTATATTTACAACGTCACCAACTTTATACTTATAAGTAGGTGTTGGTGCTGGAGGAGTAGGCGTAGGACTTGTATAGTCTACTACTGGGATTTTACCATGCCACTCCCAAGACAATACTTGTCTTCCGTTTTTAATTCTCTCACCATTTTTACCTATTTGAGATACTTGACATCCAGGTCTTCCACCTGTCCAGGCTGGTGTAACTTCAATAACTTGACCGTTACCTATGTATAATCCAGCGTGTCCATGAGATGTCATTATTAAAAGTTCTCCTGGAACTAATGTACCAAAATTTCCTCTAGTAGCACCAGTCCATTCAACTGCTCCAGCTGGTGTAAAATCTGGAACTCCATTAGATTTATAATCACATCCAGCATGAGCTTTTCCTCTGTTCTCTGGAATAAATCTTCCACCCCAAAGGATTGCTTTGATAGAACAAGTACAGTCTACATACCAGCCACCATTAACCCATGATGACCAGTTACTTCCACCACTACCATAGTAGTTAGGTTCTTTAAGCAGTTCCTTCATTCTATCAATAAGTTCAAGGTTAGTCATTATCTTCGCCATTGCACTCACCATCCTCTGCTAATTCAACATTACTTACTTCAACTTCTTCACCAACGCCACCGTCAGTTTCAGTTGCTGCGATTATTTCGGATTCCATTATTTTCTTTTTCCTCCTTTTCCACGTTTGCACGCCATTTCATTCACCACCTTTAACTATAGATTTAACTGTATCATAGCCACCACCAGCAGCTAACATAATAACAAAGATATTAAGAATACCTGTGATAATACCTGTTGCTGTGAAGTCTGCTACAAAATAGATTCTGATTGCACCTATAATTATAGAGCAGATAAAGTTTAACCATAGAGCATTGATCTTAGTAAAATATTTCTTCAATGCTTCTGTTACTACTGCTACTATTGTAACACAACCAGCCAAAGATAACAACATATCTAGTGTTATAAATTCCATATTAACCTCCCATATCTATGCTTTTGTACCACTTTTCGTAGTCACCCATTTTTATATCTACATCAGAGTTCCCACCGTTCTTTTTATAATTGTCATATTCATAATGTATATTGGTGTAATTCACAGGAGGTTTATGTAAAACCTCAACTGCGATTACATCTTCCATTTGCATCTGCAATATAGATTGTTTAGCAGAATGCATATTACTTAATTTCATTTGTTTATGACTAGTTATTAAAGTTACGATTGCAGGAACACCTGCTGTAATTAGAGATACCACAATAGCTTCCGTCATTTTGATCCTCCTTAACTTTTGATCTGAACATTAGTAAGTTCAGGATAATTAGTTGCTAAATAATCTTTTGCCGTTTGATTCTTAACATAGATTAGACAATTAGCAGGAACACCATCGAAAGTCCTATAATTATAACCAAGACTATTAACGAATGAAAATCCAGACATGTCTAAATACATAAGTTTAGTACAGCCATAGAACATACCTTGTGGTATATGTGTTATAGCGTTCTTAACAAATCCACTAATATCTAGCCACTCTAAATTTGAACAACCCATAAACATCTGATCGAAACCATACTCTTGTACATAGCTTGTGTTCCAACTACTTAAGTCAAGTCTAGTAAGAGATTCACATGTTGCAAACATACCTTTAAAACTATTTGTATGAGATACATCCCAACCTGTAATATTAAGATCATTTAAAGCTTTGCAGCCACTAAACATATAATCTAGATCACGGCTTAAAACATTAAAATTACGAAGGTCTAAATGATTTAGCTTTTCACAGAAGTTAAATAAGTTCTTCATATTAAATGGGCCAAAAGTATTATTACCAAAGTTTATAGTTGTTAATTCATAACAGAATTTAAACATATCATTAGCATCTGTTAATCTAGTATAAGTAAATCCACTGAGATCTAGTGTTGTTAGATGAGTACACCACATAAACATACTGGTTGTATTTGTTAGTTGAGATGTATCAAAATTACTTAAATTCAAAGTAGTTAAGGCTTTACAATTATAGAACATCTCTTCCATAGTAGTTGTACGTTCTGTGTTTAAATAAGATGTATCGAGTGATGTAAGATTTGAACAGTTTTTAAAAGTACCTTTTAAACTACTAGGTGATTGATAATAGTCTAAACCTGTTGATACGTTATGTACTATAGGCATTCCAGACAAATCTATTTGGGTTCCTTTAAAGCCCATATAAACATAAGCTAAACTAAAGCTTCCATAACTTGTATTATAAGTAAGTTTTGGTATTTTTTTAACGGCTTTCATCCAAGCACCATCACCATCAGAACCAGATCCAACTGCTGTATTATCAAAATACTCACTTGGATTTGCTAATTGATTTATTTTAGTATCAAAAGCATCGGCAGAAATAGTACCTGATTCACCTGTTTTACTCCTGATCATGTCTGCAACATCAGTTAAATAGTGTACTAAAGTATCTGTTCTAGCCATTAGTAACTACCTCCTAACACTGTGCCTATTGCTGCATCAACATAATTCTTTACAGCCAACGCACTTGGATACTCCGTATTTGTAGATCCAGAACTAATTGATGTTACTTTATTTGTAGTGTTCTCTTTACCTGTTATATCATTAGCTGTAATGAATCCAGAGTTATTTGTCAATTCAGATGTAGCTGTTGGAACAGATATATTGATCGAATTATTACTAGATGCATTTGCATGGAAAGTACCTAGGCTTGTGTTATTTCTTTTAATAGTTAATATTCCATCTCCCACATCATTATGTACTAAGTAACCAGCATCATTAGTTAATTCAGATAATTTAGTAGGCACATTAGGAATATCACTTAATGTAGCATAATTACTGTCATTAGTTAGGTCACTAGTTTTTGTTGGAATACTAGAACTTGTTACATATCCAGCATCATTATTAAAGTCTGATACATTTGCAGGAACTGTAGGTAGTTCCGATCTTAAAGCATAGCCTGCATCATTCGTAAGATCTGATAACTTTGTTGGAACAGCAGGCACATCAGCCATTGTTGCTGCTTTATTACTTGTTGCATTATAAGCTGTATTAAATTGAATTGGATTTTGTTTTTGATTCCAGTTATTGATATCTGTTTGTGTAATTGTTCTAGCAACACTAGCTTGAAATGCAGGTTCTTGTTCTGCAGGAATGTCATTTGATGTAATAAATCCAGAATCATTAGTTAAATCCGAAGTCTTTGTTGGCAAAGAACTAGATGTAATAAAACCTGAATCATTAGTAAGATCAGACGTCTTTGTTGGTACATCACCTGAAGTAATATAGCCAGCATCATTGTTTAGATCAGATACATCTTGTGGAACTGCAGCACCAATCATTTGAGCTACATCTTCACGTGTCACAGTGTTCTCAAGACCCACAGCACTTATTACATTTTCTGGAGAGATTTCTATATTAGCACCTGCTGTATATTGAATTGCTCCATCTCGTCCACGAATTGCAATAATTTCGTCCCAGCCTCCTTGCTGGTTTTTTATTTTTAACATGCTCATTTAAAATACCTCCTATACAGAAACTCCAGCATGATTAACAACCCAATTTTTATTAGTTGCTATTTGTATTTCTGTAGCATCTAATAAGGCATATGTATAATGATTAAGTGTTAATACATGTTGATCTCCATCAGTATAATCTTTTAGTTTCGTAATTATATCTAGAGTACTCTCTTTTGATAGGCTGATACATGTCGTTAAATTTAGACTTGTCTCAATACCATCACCTAAAATTAACGTATGTAATTGTGTAAAACAAGAATTATTATCTGTTAATCTAAAAGGCTTTTCAACCATATGTGTTAGCATAGGTGCATTTATTATCTCTATAGTTGGAGATTCAGGGAACTCAAAATTGTACGCTTGTAACTTTGGGATATCAAGACGTAACAGACCAAAAGCATGGTTACCAAGTTTTACTGTAGTTTGCTCTAAATTATTTAATGTTAATTCTCTGCAATAGATATAATCAAATAGGTAATAATTTAAAGTTTTAACATTATCTAATCTTATCATAATAGCATAACAATCTGATAAAGCTTGTGGTCCAATAATAGTGTCTACATGATGTAAATCTAATTCTCCAGTATTAGCACCTGAGGAGAAGAAAGCATAAGAACCAATACTTGTAATAGTTTCTGGAATTTCTATTACTGAGCCTGGTACAAGGGAAGCAGGAGCTTGATTCTGACCATCGCTCGTACCTCCAAGTTTTGTTATAGTAACATCAGTAGGAAAGCAACCAGGCGTAACCAAGAAATTTGATCTTGCAATTACTCTATGTGGGCCCATGGAACTTGTTTGTACATATAGACCATTTGTTGTTAACGGGAATGCAGTAGGGTTATTCTCGTTCTGTGCATAAGGTACTATACGAACTGTACCATAAAACGCTCCGTTAAAAGATCCACCAGCAGTTGGAGCATTTGTTGACCTTGTACGGCAATCTATAAGTATCGGTTGACCCCCTTCATAAGTATTATAAGTAGGTATGTAGTTATAGTATGGTGTATCTGACACTATGGCCTTAAAATTCTTCCAATAGCTTGTATTAGTAGCAGTACCAAGATAAACTACAATTGTATGTCTACTAGGTTTGTAAGTATTCATATAGTCTATTAAATCCGTAACATCTGAAGTATCTACATGTGTCTCGAAGATATACTTAAAAGTGTCACGCCCAATATAACTGTTGCCTCCTGCATATTCTGTACGGTAATAAGACCAACATAATCTATTCATATAGTAAGCCAATATTGGTATAGTACCAAGCATATATTGGTTTGAAGTAAGATAACTATAACTATTGCTGCATAAATAATTTGCTCTATTTGCTCGTTGTGCTTCTTTGTGCATTCTTATATACACTTTAAACCAACGTACGCCACCTACATCTTTAGTGCTATCCCAAGTATGCGTATGTGTAATATCTGTATTACTGTTTACAAATTCAAAATCATATGTAGCACCATCAGATGTAATAACTTTAAAATCTACTGGATAATCAGCGTAATAAGTACCAGCCATATTACCAATTTGAATTTGATCTTCTGTAAGAGGAAGAACTTTGGTATAATTTCCTGCTGCAGCAAAGGTTATAACATCCCTACTAGTATCTAATAATATTTGGCATAGTGGAGTATAACCATCAACATCCCTAGTATTCTTGAACGATTCCAAATAATCTAGAAAGATTGGTTCGTTTAAATATTTTTCACGTGCACTGTTTATAATAAATGCGTCTTTTTCTAATAGCGTTTCGGGAGCCTCTGCCATAGGTATAAGTTTTCCAGTACTTACAGGAAGCTCTTTAAACACATCTCCGATCTCGTCAAATGATGCATCGTCATCTAAATAATAATTTTTTTGTCTAGCGTCTTTAATTATCTGTTGTCTACTATTTTCAATTCCTTCTAATACATTTAATAATTTACTCGCCATCGGCGTCACCTCCTAAATTTTCAAAGTGTTCTATTAAAGCATCTACTTTAGCAATTTCTCCTTCAGCATACCAGGATTCATCAGGTGGTGCTGGATATTCTAATAAATCACTTATTCTCATATATTCTTCAGTAGTAAGATCTATACCTAAGATTTCTTCTGGGAAATCTAATGGATTTAATAGATCTGTTTTATGTGTCATAAACCTAATTGCATCAGCAGTAGCATCAAGAGTTTCCCCAAAGATGACATATTGTTCATTCATTAAAAGTCGCTCCTTTCAGCTATAGCAATAGCAACTGGGTCTTGGGTATCTACCCAAATAGATATGTCTGGATCAGTTGGTTCAATAGGACCATAATACACACCACTGTTACCTGTAGCACCTGTTGCACCAGTGTCACCTTTTTCACCTTGTGGCCCTGTGAAGAAGCCAGTTTCGATTTTATTGTTTAGATCACCAATGATTCCATTGATTGTATCTTCAGTGTCATCTTTTAGTTCTTCAAACTCTTCGTCCTTAGCTGCAATATAAGCATCTAAGAATTCAGTTAAGTTTTGGTCTGTACCATCTTTGAACACAGCATCTGAAGTTGTGAATGGAATAAAAGGTTCTTGATGTTCATCTAATAATATTTTTACTTTTCTAATTATTGCTGCCATAGTATCACTCCTTTCTTATACCCATGTAGTTTCGGTATAATACCTAGTTGTTTTATCTTCTGAAATACTCGTGAATGGACTGTTAGCAGTATCTATTTTAAATGAGCCATCTGTTGATACTCTTAAATTATTACTACCAACTTTACCATCTTTAGAATAAGTTTCCCAAGCAGTGTGTCTATTGAAACTTTGGTCCACCCCATTTACTTTTACATGTAAATAATTAGTTCCTTTATCTCCAATAAACTCAATAGTCTGCCAGTCTTTATCAAATCCCATTTGGATTGCAGCATTAGTGGTGTGTGTATTATCAGAAGGTGTCCAGCTTCCATTGCCTCCACCATCTTTTACACGATACCACACTGTTCCATTAGCATTGATACCTGAATCAAACCAAGTATTATTAAAATAAGAACTTGCAAAATAGAATAATCTACTAGCGCCACTGGCTTTAACTTTAAATTTAGCATAAAACTTAGTATTCGTTGCACCACCTGTATTGTTAAAACAATACTGTTGACGTGTGCTTATTGCCCACTCGCCTTGATGATAACCTAATCCAACTGTTTCAGACTTTTGTGTATCAACACGATCACGAGTTATACGAACTTGACCATTATTGCTTTTGGCATATAGTTGACGTGTATTAGCACTATCATTAGTACCAAGATCTTGCCAAGCACCATTAGCATAAACTCTTATCCTATTAACATTATTCCACTGTCCATTAGCATAAACTCTTATTCTTGAATCATACCTACCCATTATAGGCTCACCCACAAATCTCCAGTTCTTGGATTACTTGGAGCGCTACCGACACCAACTCTTACATAGCTATTTACAACAGTCTGCAAACCATCAGGGACTTTATTAGATAAAGTATTTAACGCAGAAATCGTTGCATAAGTTGTAGCCGCAGTTGTTGAATCTAATTTAGGAGCAACTGCATTATCTACATAAGTCTTTAAAGCATATGTGTTAGGGATTTCAGTTAAGTAGTTTCCTGCTGGTTGAACACCTAATTCATTTAAAGAACGGTTTCCAGTAAGTACAACATTGTTAATACTAGGTCTACCAGACAATTCATCATAATCTGTTATAGAAGTTCTATTTAATTTAGTTCTAACTTCTGAAACAAGCATAGCTTCTGTTACACTATTAAGTGCTGGTGTAAATACAATATCAGCAATATACTCATGAGCATCCTGAAATTCTTTAGCAAAGATATTATCAGGCACCTCGTGGAATCCAATATTATTATCATAATCTGTTCCATAATATCTGTGTCTTCCAGCATTAACAACACCAGATAAATTGTCAGCGACGGTAGAACGACCTACTTTAGTAGCACCTGTAATAATGTTAACAATTGACTGTCTAGCATCTACAAGTCTATCGTTGATGTCTGATATTTGTTCTGTATGTGTATCAAGTTGTTCTTGAAATCCATCAAAACGATCATCTAATCTAGTTACTTCATCAACGATAATTTTATCTAAATAAGGAATATGCACAGCTTCTGCTGGGTTTTCCTTAGTAAATAATAATTTTAAAATCTCTGTATTATAGTCACCTTGACTAGAATTAAGATTTAATTTTTCGTTATAATTTTCATGTGTTACAACACTACCATATTCCATGTCAGATACTTGTCTGACATAACGAGGGACGAATGTAACACCACGTGTAATTGGTTCCATATTATTCCTCCTATCTCGCATTCATAATACGATATACCCAAGTTAGATTAGATAACTCGTATTTTTCTAGCGACGTATTTAATAATTGGATTGAGCCTCTACGGCCTCTGCCTTGTAATTCAAAGCGAACTGTTATAACATCTAGATCTGGGAATTTAGATAAGTCTAAGTTCCAAAGGTCAGATGTGCTATCTTCTAATTTAATTTTATCATACTCTTCTTCATTAGACAAGGTTGTTAGTCCAACTAAATCTAAATTTGTATATTCAATTGGCGTAACCCAGATTGTTCCATAGTCTGGATCATCTGGATCAACAACATGAGCAATGTCATAATGTGTAGCAGATATAGTTTCAAGTCCGTCTAATTTAAAGTCTGCAAAGAATCTAATAAATTCTTTTTCTTTGTTTACTAAATTAAATTGAACCTCTCTAAAACGCTTAGTAAATGCATCATCGATATCAATATTGCCTGTATCTAAGTATGTGTAATTATTAAACCAACCTGTTAAATTAAAGTCACCACTTTCATAGTTATCTGTGACAATATCATAGGTTTGTTTTATAACATCAACTACACAACCCCCTGCTATAGGGTGTGCAAAGAATTCTTCATAATCACCTGATTGTTTATTTCTATAATAAACTGGGTTATAATTAACAAAATCAGAACCTACAGCAACTGTATACATTCTCCATGCACGTGTTAAAGTGTTATAGATAATATGTAGATTTAGTTTACCTAAATTAGGTTTTTCTACATTTATCCAATTAGCTTCGGTAAGCTTTGGAATAATAGTATAGATATAATGTATTTCAGCATCTTTTGCTACACTCCTAGTATCCAATACATCAAAGTCTTCAAAACGAATTTGTTTATGATCATCATTATGTATTGTTGCATATTGCCATATTGGTCTATAAGTTTCATTTAATACATTAACAACTTCTTCAGTGAAGTTAGTGGTAAAGTTTATAAGCGCTGTTGAGTTAGAATAATTCTTAAGATCAGTAGCATCAGCAGTATACTTATTAGGTTTTAATACATAAAACTCAGTATCTGTCTTAAAGAATATTTCATCTTTAAACATAACAACATTGATAGCGTCTATCTCAGGAATATGAATATTATCTAATAGTTTACGTTTAGTTAAGCGTGTCATGTCTCCACTAGGTGAAACAATATAAACACTATCGACTGTAATAACTAATAAATAGTCTAAGTAATTCATAACAGATAAGATGTCATTACCAAATGAATCATAATAACCAAGATATGGAAAATATCCTGGGTTAGCAGCGTCTGAAAAGAATATCGTATCTTTTGCACCTTCAACACCATAGATACCTATACGACCAAGCCAAGACACCATACCTTTACAAGTAGATAAATCAAAGTTTTGCAACTTCATATAAGATCTAACAGGTTCTGCAGTTGCTGAATTTTGGCAAATACAAGAAGTATCTGTACTTGAACCTTCAATCTTATCTCTTAAAGTTACACGAAGAAAGCCTCCTTCAGTATTAAATGTATAAGATACCCATAACTCATCTATACCTGCGTGAACTATATGTTCATTATCAAAGTCATTGATAACAGTTTCATTATTATAACGATCAACTGCTACAACTTTATATTGTATTTCACGATTAGCTTCAGGATATTGATAAAGGACCCTGTAATTTACTATCTGACCTAAAGCAGGGTGTAGATTAGGAACAGTATCTCCTACAGAATCATAAGGTAAACCTACTTCTGCAAATAAACTACCACCACGTTCATCATTAAAGGTATATGGTGAATCTAACAATAGATTAAAGCCACCATTGATCGCTTCAGATGGTCTTACCTTATATACTTCCAATGGAGCTCTACGTAACTTGTAGCTTGAACCTGTATTGATTAACTTTAATTTACAAAGTTCTAGTCTACCTAAATTTTCTACAGCATTTCTATCAGAGTTACCTGTATATATGTGTTGTATAGGTTCAACACCAGCAAATGTGTATACCTCATTATTGTGTATTGTTCTTATAGGACGCCCAACATCCTCTAAGAAATGTTTATCAAAAGCATAAGCATTCTTAATAGTTCTAGCTTTTAAAACACCAATATCTTCATTTGCTACTTTTTCAAAATGTTCATCGATTGCATTATAACGTATAGCCCAAAGAGCATCTATATTCGTTGTCGTAACAGAACCAGGTGTAATTATTTGATCATTATCATCATATACATTACTGTCTACAGTGTGTTTATAAGAGGATAAATAAATAGGACCACTATCTACGATATGCTCAACATCGAAATAACTTTTAGGATCATTTACATATATACCTCCAGACATAACCATATCTTCTGTAGAAGTAACTTCTTCCTCATCATGTCTATAAGCATAAATATAATCTGTAACAGTTACGGGTCCTAAAGCAGCATTAGGATAATTAAGAGTCTGTATATGTTGTCTGCCCCGTCTTGGTCTGATATAACTACCTGTATCATCTATATCATAATTGATCATCTTCTTAGCATAGCCTTCAGGGATGATCTGTTTAGTTAGATACATCCCATTAGACATTGTCTGCATTTTAGTAGTATATCTAGGATTACGACCTTGTAATCTATATGTTCTTGCTGTTTTGGCCACGCATTACCACTCCTCTCGGAACTAGATCTCGTGGCCACTCTTCTCTATTATATGAGAAGTCTATGAATCCTCCAGTGTTCTCTTGGAAATACCAAGGCACCTGATTGTGATAGTCACGAGTCATTTTAAATAAAGCAGCTTCGTATCTATTCTGATAATCTAAAGCTATTTGTTCTCCTTCTTCATCACGAGTATAGAACTTAACGGCAACACCAAGTGCAACTACACTACGTAGATATTTATCAGGGAACGCATCGTAGTTAGAATTACTACGTAATCTCCATTCTATTGGGATCTCACGCCTCTTTGGTTTAGGTCTATAGTGTGGAACTGTGCCATATGAAGGATATGAGAATTCACCAAAGCCAGGGTCTCCAGGTAATGGAGGCCAAGGTGGCATATCATCAAACTCTATTTCATCTGGCATACCTTCACCAGGAACTGGATTAGGACCTTGTATATGAGCATTCCACCTAGCAACAAAGTCATGCCAATCTGTGAAGGTTGGGAACTTCGCTTGAAGTCTTTCATTTATATCATCGATAACTAAATCCATATAATAGTATATATCGGGTGCTCTTAAATAATCTGACGCAATAAAGGAACGATTCACATAATCTACTAGTTTTTTAATTTCCATTTTATTACCTCCTTATAGTAGTAAAAGACAGGGACTTTTACATCCCTGCCTCTTTATAAATGTAACTCGCCAGGGGCATGTTCAAAGTTATTTGAAACGTCTCCTGCTTTCTTTTGACGAGCAATCATAGCATCTATTCTTTTGATCTTAGCAACGACATGGTCAGCATGAGTCTTGTTAATCATATAAGTTTGACCGTCAGCTGGTATATCAACAATGATACCGTTGACAGAAACTCTGACAACACGACCAAGATATGGTGCATAGAACGGAGAGATCGTTACTGGGATCTTCTTTTGTTCTCTATATTGAGTCACCAATCTTTTTCTTTTTGCTTCCAACTCATTATACTTACGAGCTGCGTTAGCTTCAACTGTATTGACTCTAGCAGTCTCTTTGGCAGAAACTCCTAAGTCTTTATTAGCATCTTTCAATGCCTCATCTAAAGTTAGATTGCTTTTAGCCATTACATTATCCTCCTATCTGAATTAAAACTAAGCTAAGTTAGCTTGTGATGGTACGCAATAGTAGCATACAACAGCTTCAGTTCTAGTTGAACCAAAACCAACTGAGTTAATCTTAAATCCGATAGATTGTCTTTGATCGATTGGGTCTAATACACCAGCAGAACCCAAAGGTTTAACATACATTTTAGCATTACCTTGACCAGCGATTTCTGTTCTTGTTAAGCAATCTGCTCCAAGAACGAAGATTCTGTGAACTTTAAGTTCTTGAGAACCTGCAGGAATATTCCATTTAGTTAAGTTAGGAATATATGAAGCTTTCATACCAGTTCTACTATCTCTTACATAATTGTCATCAGCGGCAACTTTATAAGTAGCAGCATCTAAATCTGTATAAGTATAAGTACCATTAGATTCAGTGAATGTTCTTAAGAAAGTTCCGTTAGCAGTAGTGTATTCACCACTGTCATCAATATGCATAGTTTCATAGAATTCTAATCCGAACATTGGAGGAATAGGTCCCATGTCATCATAGAAGCCTTTAGTAGTTTGGTTGATAGTCATATATTTTTCAACTAATGGATCGCTAATCATATCGAAGTAGAAATCAGGAGTACCAATTACATGGTATCTGTTTCCATTTCTAGGTTTAACTAATTGTTTTTTCATAGATAATGCAATAATTCTTAAATCGTTTAGTGATGGAACGTCACCGATTTCTAGTTCACTGAAGTCTGCTCTTGCATTTGCATAAGCAGCTTGAGCAACAGTAGTTAATGCTTCTCTAGCTAATAGGTCTAGAGTTTCCATTGCAACGATAGCATACTCTTGAGTATAATGTGCAATGACTGGATCTATAGTTTCGAAATCAACTCTGTCTGTGAATTCCATATAACGACCATAACTGAATGTTCCAATCTCATAAGATTCCATAGAACCTTTATCTGACATTGGAGGAACACCTTCAGCTAATGGAGTTGTATGTGCTTCAAGTGGAGCCCACCTTCTGATTTGTAATTTTTCTGCATTACCTTGGATTGGTGTAGTGTTTGCTAATCTGTAGAACACATAGTGTGATTCATCTAAACGGATTGTATCTAATAATTGTTTGTCATAGAATAATTCTGGTTTAATAGAATATCCATGATTTCTGAAGTACTCAATGAATGAGTTAATATTAGTTACTGGATTTAACGCATTTAACATATTATCTACCTCCTCTTAAAAAATTAAAATAAATTATTTTTTAGGAATGGATTGTAATAGGCTATCGAACTCTGCCATAGTATTTACATTTGTAGGGGTAGGGTCTTTCTTACCCGATTTCCCATCTGGATTTGCAGCATTATTAGCTTTACTGTTTTGAGCTATCCAGTTTTGTCTTTCTTCATTAAGTATCTTATCTTTAAGTTTGTCAAAGAACAAACCTTGATATAATGTAACGAAGTTAGTACCAGGAATAGTCAAATCAATTTTTTCTTTTACTGCAAGATCAATAAATTCTTTAATATCTGTGTCATTTAATTTAAGCTGTTCTTGCATGTTACGCAAGTTAGTCGCAAACATCTGACGATTTTGTGACTCAATTAAACTTCGATTCTGACTCTCAAGTGTATCCATTCTCTTTAAGATCTCTGGACTTACTTGATTACCTTGACGTTGAGCTTGACGTTGATATGACGCTTCAGTTAATTGGTTGATGAAGTCATCTTCCGCACCAGTAAAGTTTGCTCCTTTCATAATATGTTGAAGGAACTTCTTGTACTTAGTGTTTTCTGCTCTCATAGCAGCGAATGCTTCATTACGTCTTTGAGCTTCAGGATCTACAGCTGGTGGTGTTTCAGGTTGTTTAGGTTGACCGTCGTCTCCCTTGTTACCATCGTCTCCATCAGTACCAGTTTTAGGATCTGCATTAGCACCGTCGTCAACAGGATCAGTTGTCCCATTTGATGTACCTGCATCCCCAGCTGGATTTGGATCTTGATTTCCTTCAGTAGCATTAGTATCTACTCCAAGGCTATCAAAGATTGCTTGATAATCTTCTGGCATTTAATATCCTCCTTATCTTATGTGAGTGCCGAGTTCACAGAGGTAGATAGACTACACACCATACGGCTGGTGGAAGCCTATGCCTATCTAAGTCCATTATAGAATAGCAAAATAAAAAAGTCAACAGTTAAGTTGACTTTCTTTTTAATTATTAGCGTCAGATTCTCCGCCAGCATTTTCTCCGCCTTCAGACTCTTCTTCGTCTTCGAATACTGGTTCTAATCCTTTAGATTCCATTGCTACGTTAACAGCTTCTTTAACGCCTTCGATTTCCATATCGCCTTTTAGGAAGTACTTACCTCCTTTTTCTACGATTTGGAAGTCTGGCCCAGTAACACCGTAACCTTCTTTAATTGTATTGAATTGAGCTTCAGTGATCTCTTCTTCAACAACTAAGTAAAGTTCTGTGTTCATATCTGGGTCTAGAACTCCAGGGAATTTAGTAACTTTATTTTCAGCCATGCTTCTTCACCTCCTTTACATCGGCATCTCTGGTCCCATAGTCTGAGCAGCTTCACCCATTTGTGCAGCTTGAGGGCTTCCGCCGACAAGACCAGCGATGTCTTGAGGTGAGGCAGTGTTGCCTAAAGTAGTCTGTTGTTGATCAGCTTGTAACTGATTAGCAACTTGTTCTACAGCAGTATCTGGGTCCGTGCCATTATCTACCAACGTAGCGAACATCTCTAACGTCTTAGCTACTTGTTCAGTAATAGACGTATTTCTTTGAATGCCCATACGTTTGAAGATCATGTCTCTGAATGGAATGTCTTGCATCAATAGCCATTCCTCAACAGTAATGATTTCAGGATCAGGTTTATACTGTGCTTGCTTCTCTAATAACATGTTAGCAATAGATGCAAGTCTTGCTTTATTTCTAGGAAGATATATCTGGACATCTAATGAATATCTGAATCTGATGTCATCATCAACTTTAGGGAAGTCGAGTTCAATAGTCTTAGTTTGTTGTGTGATAGGATCCTTAATTGTATAAGTCCTTTTATCACCAAACTCAACTAGATTGTTTACAACTAATTCAGTAAGACGTTTAGTATATTCCTCGAATAATAAGATCTTCTGATTGTCTCTACCTGTGGTAGCTTCCATCATAGTCTCCATACCACCAGTAGTTTGGATTGAGCCAGTGTCTTTACCAGCATATCTTTCATCAATACCAGAAGTATCTTTTATATCTCTACCAAGATCTTGTTTAACTTGCAACAACTCAGGAGGCAGTTGAGGAAACTGCGCATAGTGTACAGCTTGAGACGCATCACCATTTACGATGAATGTCTTATCAGCATCATTACCGTACTTAGCGAACTGCCTTAAGTTAATTCCTGAGGATGCATTAACGAATCTCGGAGGTCGTTGAGCTTTATATGCATGTGTTGCATAAATTGAATTAAGCAAATTGTATGTTAAGTTCGAATGGAAGTTCTTTGCTGGTTCAGATGCTCCAACAATATCCCCAGCAGGATCATTGCAATACAAGATTGCGAATGGGAACATCCTAGGTTTAAGATCTTTATTACAATACAACACATACTTGTCGTCTAGTAAGTGGATCTCAGCAATTTTAAATCCTTCCTTGTTTCCTTTTGAGTTATCAGAATAGATTGTGTAATAATATGTTAGCTTATGGTAGTTAGTAGATGAAGTATTCGACTTCTGTCTGTCAGTGACTGGGTCAATTGGTTCAGTAAGTCCTCCTTCATCACGCATCTTACCTAAAGTCTTCTCTAATTCCTTAAGTCTTTCTTTATATAGCTCCTTAGACTTGATGATTTCTAGTGAGTAGTCATCAAAGTAGTAACAATACTCAGCATTATCGAACTCATCAGCGTAAGGATCCCTCCTAAACTTCATAGGGTCTATGTTCTTGAACTTAATATCACCTTGATACCAGTGATTCTTTGTTCCACCAACTAAATTTTTGTTCCAGCCTACCTGTGTAATACCAATATTAAGTAAAGCTGCACGTTCACCAGCCTTGAATTGGTAATAATCTGCTTTAATGTTATCCCAGATTGTTTCCATAGCTGCATTGAACTCAACACAGAAGTTAATATCATCGTCAGACTTAGGCATTAGCTCTGCATATCTACCAGTTGTGTAGATTGAAGCAACTAAATTCTCTTTAATGTAGTTAATCCAGTTAGAATCTGGTGTTAACTGGTACTTAGGGAACTTAGCTTTGATGCTAGACCATAGTTTACCCCTATCTGTCCCGTCAAGGATCCTCATTCTCTCTACAACTCTGGTATATTGGGAGTCAGTTTCCTTAATACGTTGCTTGATTGATTCAAGACTGACGTTATCAGGTAGTAATTCTGACCCAAATAAATCTTTCTTAGCCATTTCTATCGCTACCTCCCATTATATCATTTATCTCCGTGGTGATTTTGTCTATCTCTTCATATAGTTTATCATTTTTTGGATCTTCTTTCAACATTTTTTCTTGAAGTTCTTCTAATTCTTTCTCTGTTTTCTCAGAAATTAGGTTTTCTTGTGTGTGATGTACCTCAATTTTCAACGGTTTCTGGGTAATTAGCCAGCACAACACAAAACCTATAACAAAAAATAGTAAATATTCCATTTAAAATGCACCTCCTTCTATTCCGAATGCTTCGGATGTGTCATAAAATGTATCTTGTTGAGAGATATTATCGGAAAGTTGCCAAGTTTCTTGGCGTTTTTTGGTTTCTTCTGGGTTAGAAGTATCAATTGGTCTACCAAATTCATCATAGGCAGGGTAGAATAATGCTCTAGGATTGGCAGGAAGCTCCATACCTATCCATTCAAGTGCGTTAATAGCGTGGTTATTCGCATCAATTGGTCGGTTATCTGAGCTTCTGTCGTCTAATGTCTTAGGTTTAAACTTGTAATCTGTAATTTCCTTAATAAGAAAGTCGCAACAATCCCAGATCTCTAGGTAACCAGACTCAATGTAGTCATTAAGACGGATAATTCTAGCCTCAACGTTAACGTGTCCAGGCTTAAATGTAATGCCATAGTCGGCATAGTGTGAGATCAAGTCCTTCTTGTCGTAGTCTCTCTTGTTATTCTTAGGGTCAATAATAGGTGTCGTATAAAGTTGGCCAAAGGCAATGTCTGCCGTATGCTGTTTGAATAGAGCAGCTAGTTCCTTAAGTGCTGCATTGTTAGTGTGAACAACTTTATAAACAATTAGCTTGTTTCGATTCCTATCAACTGCTGCAAAGACAAACGTTGCTTCATCCATTAGTCCGTAGTCGTGAGCAACTAAGATCTTCCAGTCTGGAAAGTGCTTAGGTGTAAGCGGCTTACCTTCTGAATCTCTCGGTGTCTTAACAATACAGTTAATGGCATGGGGATAAACTAAACCTTCGGCAAAACTAAATGAGCCGTAAAGGAATCTCTTAATCCACCAGTCTGGTTTGTTCTTAGAGTTAACCTCGATGTAGTCCTTAGGTAGAAAGTAGTTAACATCTGTTGAGGCTACGTGGCTAGAAATGTTAGGGTCCTTCTCTAACTGAGCCTGCAGCTTGGAGTAATCTTCTTGTGCGAACTTCCCGTGCTGGGTAATGGTATCAGATAGAAGTAACACGTCTGTTCTGATCCAGCCTGAGTCAGGGTTAGATTCGCAAATCAGTTTTCTCCAGTCCCATTCTTTATAGGTAGCTGCAGTGTTACGAAGACGAGTCTTCAACTGGTGGAATGCATCAGCATTAATCTCACTAGCTTCCAACATAACAACTAGGCTGTAGTTATTAGAACGTAGTTTATCTGGATCGTCGAAGGGTCTTAACATTAGACGTGCTCCGTTAATGAAGTCTAGATATCCTTTCTGTTGAGACCTGCCTTCCATAAATGCAGCTGGAAAACTTTTTTCAAAGTCACGGAGTAATGTCTGCTCATACTGCGAGGTAATGTTAGCACCTAGAAGAATGTTAGCGTCAGGTGTTAAGAAGATGTGTTTCTCAATCTCCTTCTCAGATGTTTTAGTTTTACCTGTTCCGTAAGATCCAAAGTTACCTATAATTCTATGAGAGTCAAGGTGAACTGCTGCCTGGTGAGGCATGGGTCTATAGGTATCAACGTAGGTATTACAAACTGAGTTGGAACATTCCAGCCAGTCAGTTGAGGGTGCACCAGATATAGAGGTTGCTGGAACGAGAGGTGAGCCGCATCTAGGACAGAGCTTCTCGTAAGTGTTGTTAGGATCAGTTGCTCTTAGGGTAGCTGCATCTTCTTCGTACTTTGCAATCCTAGCGTAGTCTTCTTGTGGCAGGTTAGCAACTGCAAGAGCTTCGTCAATCGTTGCAAAGATATCCGAGGCCTTGACTTTATTCTTTGTCTGTTGAGTTTGAGCCATTATGTAACTTATCTAAGACTTGAGCGTAAGTTGATTTGAAGGCAGCTTTTTCCTCATCGCTAAGTTGGTTATACCTTTCTTCTATTTTCTTGTTGGTTAGTTCAAGAATTGCTTCATCTTCAATTTCAAGGTTAGGGGCCTCTGGATAGAACTGAGATAGAACATTTGAAACTAAAGAATCGAATGCGTCATACATAGATTGCTTAATACCTAATAGAGCAGCCTCCTGTTCCTTAGTTAGTTGTTCTGGTACTTGTGTAGTAGATATAATTTGATTGCGGGCATTTTCATAGTAGGCGTTAAGTATGTGTAGGGACAAAGTTCCTATTAGTTGAAACGCCTCCGTAGCTGTAATGTTAGGGTCAATGTGTAATCCACATTGGACAGGGTCATCGTTAGTTAGACCGACAATAATTTGTTTAGTTAGTTCGGCTGTTGTAGCCATGGTTATCATCTCCTTGTCTTTAGTATAACATAAGTCGTGTGGGATGGGAAGGACGTTTTTATAAACTTGAAACGAATGTGGGTTTTATTAAAGCCACGCACACAACTTTGTCTTTAGCCTATAATGTAGGCCTATGCTCACGAATAAATTTTAAGCCCGACCCAGGGTCTAGTATAATTCAAAACCCGTTCAAACACGAACATTTTTCCTCAAGTCTTTGATGTCATAAAGAACTTGTCGTAACACGTCTAATTTACCCCTATTTACTTTTTTTATTATTAAAAAATTTTTTGGAATTAAAATATAGCTATAAAATATATAGCCATTACGACATGTACAGACTTGTTATGTATTTATATACGACATCTTACGACGTTGTTCATGTTCCGACGTGTTACTTGTCCATTTATAGCCATGCTATGAAAATCATAGCCATTTTGACGTCTCGGAAAAATATTTTTTTTCTGCGAAAAAAGTTTTCACTAGTTTATAGCGAACATTTCGCTCACTTACAGTTCGCTCCATTTTAAGTTAATTTTGTTCCTTGCTGGCACTCGAGAAAGAATCCAAACGACGGGCTCAAGTGCATTAGAGCAGCAATCGAGATGACGAGAGCCAAGACTGCAGAATGACACTGTGTGTGTAGATATCGTTAGTTGAGCCCTGGTTTTTCACAACGGAGATGCAGCACGTTACTAGCCTCGAAAAACCCGTTTGTATTCTCAGATGTATCGCAAAATATTCTATTTTGCTTAATGAAGGCTTTGCAGTGCTTGTCTTTTTTACGCAGAGCACGAATAGATTTTCAATCGGTTATTTGTAGTTTCGGTTGGTAAAGAACTAGCCTTAATCGTTTTACATTCGTAAACCGTCGGCTGGCTAAATCTACTTCGCTTTTCGGAATGTTTCCAAATTGTTGCAGTCTGACCGTGTGCTAACATTTTCAAGCAGTTATTTTGCCAGCCTATCTTCGTGTCTTATTCGGTCTATTGCCTTCGCCTTTCGTTGTTCTTTACCACCTACTGCTTGTGTTTCGCTTTAGCCACGACTTTCCATCCTATCGGTCGCTTCAACCCTTTGTTTTCCGCCATAACTCCTTCAACACAGTCTAGCACAGGAGGAAAAATTTCGGGTAAAAGACTGTTGTTTGCTTCCGTGCTTTACGCAATTGCTAATGAAAGCAAGTTCTTAAGGGGAGCAATTGCTACACTGCAGCAAACAACCTGTGCTATTCCTGTTTATGAAGGAGGTTATTATGGAAAACAAGAAGTTTACACTTCCCGATATGATTACAAGTCGTTATGCTAAAGACAGAAACACAATCATTAGGTGGAAGAACAAATCTCAAGGCAAAGACAATATACCTGAAGTCGACATCGAAGATATGCTTGCCAAAATAGACACTGCTTCTGAAAATGATATCACACTACTTCGTTCAGCCTTACAACAATGTTGGAAAACATTCTTCGAAGAAGCAGAAGATAGAGTTTATCCAGTCCTTGACGATTTACTAAATGTAAAACTAGATTAAGTTCTAGTTTTATTTTTGGTCACTAGTTGCTTGGTCCACAGTCTGCTAGTTGTTTAGTATTGTTATGTAGTTTAGTTTTACATTGGTACTTCGTTGAGGATTTGGTTAGCAGACTGTGTACTGAACAACTGCTTGGTACGAAACGAATAAACTTATCGGCCCTCGGTTGATTTGTTTTAAAGTTAAACGGTTTCGGTATTTGTACTTGTCGAATAAACTTCGGTTGCTTGTAATTGTACTTGTGTGGCATAACCGATATAGTTCGTCAAGGACACTACGGCATTCGCCGTTCCTCCTTGACTAACTCTATCTGGTTATGCAACGGTTAAAGCATAAATTGAGAAAGGAGTATGTATATGGGAATTGATGTGAAAACAGAATTGGAAAGATATGCTGAAGCATTCAAGAACTATCGCAGAGGTCTTTTAACAGACACTGAAATAGTTATTAGAACAATGCAACTTAGATTAGTTCTAGATTATCTTATTTCAGTAAAAAGTAAATAGAACCCTATCGGGTTGTTTACCAGAATAAATTATTAGAATAAACTTCAGTAGACTCAGGCGTTTCGCTTGCGAAACTTCTGTTTCGAATAAATTAGTAAAGTCAAAAGAAAGGATGTGTTAGAATGAGTTTACTACATACTAAAGTATTACCAAGATTAGAAGGTGAATACAAAGTAACAATTAAGTCTTATGAAGAGACTGAAAATGAGAAAGGTGGATATATTAAAGTAATTCTACAATTACCTGATAGAGAATATCCTTATGTTATATTCCCATCAAGTGCAGAATATGTTGCTAGAAACTTAAGAAATCAATTTGGATTATATGATGAAGAAGTTGAATTAGCAGATGTTCTAGAAAAAGGAACTAAAACACCTTTTAGTGTATGGTTTAGTTATAACCAAGATTATGGTATGAATGTAGCATTTCATGATGCTATACCAGTAACTGAAGAAGCCCCAGATTTAGATTAAGTCTGAGGCTTTTTCTATTTATTAGTAAGAAAGGAAATACAAAATGCAAATATTGACAGAGTATAGAGATAAAGAGAATAAAAGTATAACACAAGCAGCTTCTACCTATGGTAAAACAATTAGAGATTTTAAACCTGGAGAAGCTGTTGGCATATATCTAAGAGAGTTGTATCCTACAACGATTGATTTAATTGAAAGTTTATTATATTTTAAACATCCATTAACTTTAAAATATGGAGACAAACAATATAAATTAAATACCTTGGATGATTGGAAGTACACATACCAAGATCCTAAAGACCAGATTAAAACTAAAACCTGGAGACATGATATTCTTGAAGAGTATCTAAATAACCGTAGAGAGTACACGGAAAATAAAAAAGCAAAGAGTCTTAAAGAACAATATAAAATTATATTTGATAACTTTGAGTTACCTAGTGAAGAAGAAATAGATCAGACATTGCAAGAACTTGCACCACTTTATGAAGTGGATGTAGATTACACAGATAATCTATCTAGATATAGGTCTTATGTTCAGATAAAATATTATTTGGAACATGATTTTGAATATTCAAAACCTGCAAACGCAGCATTCATAATGCCAATAGGTAATGAAACATATCTTGAAGACTTGATTTATAAAGAAGGAACTAAAGACGAAGAAATTTATGTGTAAAATTGGCGTCAAGTTATTGAACATTGTAATTTAATATGTTATAATAGAATTACTTAAGACAGGAGGTATTGAGATGATACATATTAACGACATTGATGAAGAATTAAATACTAGAATTGAAGATACTTATTATAAAATAATTGCAATGTTTGGTAAGTTAGAGTATGCTGGCTGCTACCACTTGGCTGTCGCCGTCGCTCTTTACAATGCAGATTATAAAAGATTAACTGAATTGTTTAAAGATGTAAGCGACATAGTAGAAGCTACACCAGCAGCCATTGAAAGAAACATCAGATTATATTTAAAGGTTATCTTAGAGAATAAGACTATTGAAGAGATTAGTGATATGATAGGATATCCATTAAATAATATCGATGGAACAATCAAAGCAAAAGAATTTATAGCAGCATTGAAATTGTATTTCACAGTTAATTCTGAGGTTGAATAAACCTCAATCTTATAGGCACCTGGTAGAAGTTGAACCTACGCAGTATCCTCAAAGGATGAAGTGCCTACCTCTGGCTACGATAGCTAGCCTGCAAAAAAATGTTTCATGTATAGCTTTAACTGTTGCCTCTAAATTATACATATAGTGCTAAGAGATTCACACTCCCTTAGTCCAACCTAAGGAGGGCCAGTAAGCCAATAACAATTGTTTTCTATAATCTAGATCCTCCTTTATAATATTCGGATTAGATATAGAGTCGCACTAGGAACGCAGGTTCTGTGGCGTGTTAGTCCTAGCTTGGTCACAGTAAGACGGGAGACAGCGTCGACAAAACTGAAAAGAAACCCCTGGATGAATTCATTACCAGCTAATTTCCAATTTTCTAGCTAATGAATTTACACCGACGGCCGTGGCTATCGCACGCCGTTTATAAATGGTATTATCTACATTGTAGTTAATATAAAATAAAATTGAAAGGAGCCGAAAAGAAATGGCAAAAGCAAAAGTTTTAGCTGACAGAATCAGCATCACATCTGAAGTTTTAACAGATGCAAACATTGAGAAGGTTAGCGTTTTAGCACCTTCAGTATTAAAACTAGTTGATGAAAAGGATGACACCAAAGTGTTATATGAAATCGCTAGTGGAGATTACAATTCATTCACAGTTAATGGAGCAATCTTTAAAGATGGTAAATCAATTGGAACTATTAGCGAAGCAATTATGGAATTACCTAAAGAAGAAAAAGAAGCTAAAGTTACAACTTTACTTACTGCTGTATTAACTAAGATTAATGTAATCGAAGAACAAGTAGCAGAATACTTAGAGAATGCCACAGACTTATCTGAAGATGTTGAATTCTTAGATTAGTCTAAAAGAAAAGGAGGATTAGATTATGATTAAAGTTATAGTAGGAACTACAACTCAAAGAGCTGAAAAGAACTACGCACCTAACACTTCAATCAGAAATATTTTAGAGGATAATGCAGTTGATTATTCAGTTGCTCAAGTTATGCTAGATGGTGTAAGCCTTCAAGCAGGTGACATGGATAAAACATTAGCCGATATGAATATCACTGAAAAGTGTATGTTAATAGCCGTAGTTAAAGCAGCTAACGCTTAAGATAACGAGAGGCTTAGTCCTCTCTTTTCTTACCAGTAATATAGAATAGGAGATTTTAAAATGTTAACACTAAGAAGAAGTTATGACTTTGATAATGTGTTGGCAAGAGAGTATAAAATATTTGATACTAATTTTGCAGGAATGAATAATGTGCCAGGCTTAAGATGGATAAGATATAAGAATGTGGAATCAGCCTTAGCACCACTTGCATTTAATGAGATAGGAATATTCCAAAAGACATATGGAGTAGACTGTGATAATTATACAATTGAAACTTTAAATGAATCATTAGAACAAGACTATGAAGCCTGCTCAAATAATAGAGTTGGTATCATTAGGATATATACATCTAATGAAAACTTTGATACAGTTTACAATAGCTTAGAATCAGACTTGTTCGTAAACCCAGCAACCCCAATACCTGAGTTGTATAATAAATGTATGGAACAAGTTACAGCTAGAGAATCATTAAACTTTTTTGCTAAGACACAAGTCAAATTGATGCGTGGTAAAAACATAGTTGTATTGGTCAGCAACTATAGTGATGATGAACAAGCATCAGATTATTTTTTAACAATAGGTTTGATACCTATTTTATTTCCAAACTTAAAAGAAAAATTCAGCGAAGAAGAAATGGAATACTTTAAAGTCCTAGTTAATAGGTCACAAGTAAAAAGAATTTCAAATGTAAAACCAACAGAAGCATTTAATAAGATGTGTGCTTCACAAAAATATGAAGACCTAATCATGTCCGTTAGACTTCAATCTACAATAACTAATGTAGTTCAAGGTAGAGTAAGACAAGCAAGAGAAAGAGTTACTAGTTTATCTGGTGAAGCAGAGCAAACCCTTAGACATTATGATCAGATCTATAGAGATTATATTCAAGCTAATAAAGTTCTTGAGAACTTAGAGGCTACAACTAATGAAGTCGAAGAGGAAATCAAGACTGCTTTAAAGATAGAGAACATAGTTAAGGTTGCTTGCCAAGGTAATACCTTAGTTGAATACATCAAAGCACCAGTTACATTCTTCGAATCAGATGAATGTGAATGTGTTATGAAAGGATACAATGAGAACAGTCCTATCTGGAAATTCTTAAATGAAACATTCGTAGAACAAAAGTATAAATTAAATTTATTAAACAAATTTTATTTTGATTATAGTGCAGGTGCATCATTCACCAGACCTGGTGCAATGGACTATAATGATTTAGCTAATTATAATTGTTGGTATAATCCACATACAAATTTCTATAACTGTTTAGGAGATTATGAACCACAACTTAGAAAGTTACATAATGATAAAGACTTATTAATGTATAACAATGTAGCAATAGCATCTACTAAATCAATTAACTTTAGAGATGGTGCAGTAACTAGAAGATGGTTAGAAGATATCGAAAGATGGATTCAAGCAGGACCAAACTATAATTATTATGGTGTACCATTACTAGATATTAAATCATTCGAAGATGAAGAAGGAAACTTACATTCATTCAGAGAATTATTTATGGACACACCAGCACCAGTTGAACTAGATGTTACAGATACTTTAGGAGATGATGAAGATGGCGACGAGTAAAAGTTTAATAAACTTAGAACCAGTTCGTGAACAGGTTAGAGCTAAATTGTTAGAGAAATATGACTCAACAATTTATATGAATACATCTTCAGTTGATATTAAAGTAGATGTAAAAGAAATACTTGAACAATATATAGAAGAGAAACATCTTGAAGAACCAAAAATTTATATAACTACTGAAGCATATGTTAAGTTAAGAAAGTTAGTAGATGATACAACAACTGAGATAGGTTGGTATGGAACTGTAACCAAAATGCCAGGTCTTGAATCAGTGTTTGTAATTGATGACATCATTGTGTACCCACAAGTTGTAACAGGTGCAACTTGCGTACAAGATGATGATAGGGTTTTTGAATTCGAACTTAGTCTATCAACAGACCAAGTAAATCGTAAAAGATTTCATGGTCATAGCCATGTCAACATGGGTGTTACACCATCTGGTGTAGATGAACAGTTCTATCAAGATATCCTAACTCAAGTTGATGATTACTTTATTATTATGATAACAAATAAATCTGGTAATTATTATACTAGATTCTACGATATGCATAACAATATATTATATACAAGTATACCAGTACAAGTTATGTTAGATGATGGCATTGCACTTGAGCATTGGTATGATGATGCAACACAAGATAATCTAAAAGAACATACATATACACCACCAGTTAAAGCAGATGCAGATAAAAAGAATTTCCAAGGTAGCATATTCGATAGTCCTTATGATGACTACGATTATGATCCTTATGAATCTTATGCAGATAGATACGCTAGATACTATGAGTCTACTAAACAAGAGAAGCGTAAACCAGGTAGACCAAAGAAAGGAAGTAGATGGTATGATTAAGAGAGAAGTATGGAAAAGATATAAAGAATCAGAAGGTAAGATAAACATAATAAAAGAACCAGGTAAAGAATCAACAAGTCAATTATATTATGGTGAACCACCAATCTTACTTACAATGATTACATCTATGGTACATACATTAGTAGTAAAGAACAAAGTCTTTACACAAGAAGAACTAATAACAGCAGTTAACTTAGGAAGCAGAGAAGAAGATGAACTTAAGTAAGTCATTAGAATACTTTGACCCACTTAACCAACTTGATGGTAGCATCCATGTTATAGGTATAGGTGCAATGGGTTCAAGAGTTGCTGAATTATTAGTTCGATTAGGTATAAATAAAATACACATCTGGGATATGGATACAGTTGAAGATAAGAATATAACTAATCAATTATATCTTCATCATCAAATCGGTATGAATAAAACAGATGCGTTAGAAGAAATTCTTTTAGATATAAACCCACAATTAAAAGTAATTAAACACGGAGCATATAAAGACCAAGCCTTATCAGGTTATGTGTTCTTGTGTGTAGATAGTATTGAACTTAGATTTCATATTGCTAAGAGCAATGAAAACAATACACAAATCAAAGCAATGTTTGATACTAGAATGAGACTAGAAGATGCACAAAGTTATGCAGCTGACTGGTCAAATGAAAAACAAAAGAACTTATTTCTTAACTCAATGTCATTCACAGATGATGAAGCTAAGGAAGCAACTCCCGTCTCTGCCTGCGGCACGACGCTTTCAGTTGCCAGCACTGTAGTATCTACTGCTGCATTTACAGTTAGTAATTTCATTAACCTAATTCGTAAATCAAAATGTGACAGCATGATATTCACAGATGCATTTAATTTTACAATAACTAAATTTTAAAATCTAATAGTATACTTACTGTTTATGTCAATCTTCAGTAAGACTTTTAGACTTAGACTCAAAAGTTTCAAACTTTTAGAAGGAGATATACGAAGAGGATTCAGAGATCCTGGGGCCCGACGCACGGTTCGATGCTGCAGAATGCACTCCGCACAGATGAAGACCCTGGCCATCACCTCCCAATTGCACACTTCGTACACCCTGATTGTAGCTCCTTCGAGACATGTTACATCCCAGTAATATTAAGAGTATTAGATTTTATAGAAAGGAAGATAGATATGTATATAACTACTAAACAAAAACCAGAAGGTGTATCTAATCTAATTGATGAGTTGTTTGAGATAGCTAACATAGAAGATATAGACTATGTTATTACAGATAACAATCCATTAGTTAGAACAGTTACACATAAGGTAACAGAACAACAGATAACAACACAGCATACATCACTTGAAAAAATATTAGTGTTCTGTGCTATGGTAGATACTGTATGTGAAAGACATCCACATCCAGAGACTGAATATACACAATTTAAAATACCAAAGAGAACACATGGATTCAGAACTATCAATGCACCTGAACCTTTACTTAAAGAAGATATGAAAAAGATAGCCAATGCATTAGATAATTATTTAGATATACAATGTCATGATAGTGCGTGGGCATACATAAAAGGTAGAGATGTAGTTAAAGCAATGACTGAACACACAGCCAATGAATCTAAATGGTTCTTAAAGTTAGACCTACATGATTTCTTTGGTAGTTGCAATCCAGAATTTATAGTTGAAAGACTATCAATGATTTATCCATTTGCATTATATCTATCAGATGATAGAGTTAAAGTTGCATTAGATAAACTTGCACACTTTGCTACACTTAATAATGGATTACCACAGGGTACACCATTATCACCTATCTTAACTAATTTAATTATGGTATCATTTGATTATGAGATGACTAGACTAATATATAAATTAGTTAACGATGGTATATTACCTAAACAAAAATATATTTATACTAGATATGCAGATGATATTATTATATCTAGTAAAATGAAATATGATTATTCAAGATTAGTTAGAGAGATAGAAAGAAAGTTATTAAAAGATACACCTCTAACAATCAATAAAGAAAAGACTAGATATGGTTCTTCATCAGGAAGAAACTGGAATCTAGGTATCATGTTCAACTCAGATAATAAACTTACAATAGGATATAGAAGAAAACAAAAACTTAAATCTGTTATACATAATTACATTACATCAACAGAACCTTGGTCGCTCGAAGATCTTAGATGGTTATTAGGTCAACTATCTTGGTTAAGAAATGTAGAACCAGAATACTTCGAAGGTCTTATGACTTACTTTAGAAGTAAAACAAATGTAGATGTATGGAATAATATATTAACAGACATTAAGAATCATAACTAATTTAATAGTCAATCGTATATACTAAACACCTAACAAGTTATATCTCTGTATATACTCTATTAGATTAAATCAATAGATTCAAACTTTTACTACACTAGTAAACTATCCGCCACCGCTGGAAATTTTCCTAGAGCGTAGTAAAATTTCCAGCCATTGCGATAGTTTACTATCAGTTTTGTATTAAGGAGGTTATGATATGATAGATAGATGGAAAGAGATAGAGTTCTACTACTATCTAAAGAAACTTATGATAACATTTAATGATGTGTTAATCATAGATTACATTGAAGCAGTATGTAATCTAGCACGAGTACCAATTAGTTCAATTAAAGTATTAGCTAGTCGTATTCGTTCACAAGATACATCAATAGTTCCTAACCGTGAGGAGACTGTGTATATAGCCAGACAACTTGGCATCTCTTATGGCAAAGTCGAAACAGAATTCGGTATAGCTAACTCAACCCAACGAAGATTATATGAAGATGAAGAAAAACTAAAGAGAAGATATGCAGTTATAAGTCCAAGGTTAGATGAGTATGATAGAAATAATGCAATTAAGTTCATGCAAGTAGTAAAGAAATTAAAGGAGATTTAATATGGGAAAGATGATGGATATAAAGTTCAGAGCAGATGAAGAAATGTTTATTGAACTACAAGACTTAATGAATGGTATAGGACAGAACGCTCTATACATGTCACACTATGAACTAGCTGAACAAACAGGAATGAGTCCAATAAGTTGGAAGAAGTTCTTATTAGACCCAAGAGTAGCAGCATTCATTAATGAAGAAATGGATTTATTAAAGAGAGCTAAGGTCAGCACAATGTTATCTACTGTAGATACAAACAAGAATACTGGTCAAGCTCAGTTACTTAATACCTTGCTAAACCAAACTAAAAACACAGATAGAAAAGAAGGGCCTGTATTTATATACACCCACATACCTTTAAACAATCAAGAGGAGCATGCGCCTAATGTCGCTACAAATATCACCGATCAGGATAACAGTTAAAGGTCAAGTGTTTGGTGCAGGTACAGGTAAAGATAAAGGATTAGAAGTATTCCCAACAACAGACATACTACTTAAGAAACTATGTGTTAAAGATGAAGAAAGATTTATAATTAAAACTAAACAAGAAAAAGTATTTGACTTAACAACAGACTATGAAACATTAAAGAACTTAAGAGAGTATCAATTAGATGATGTCAAGTTCTTAGCTGCTAGAAAATGTGCAGGTTGTTTCAATGAACAAAGAACTGGTAAGACACCAACAGCATTATCAGTTATGAAAGTTAAAGATGTTACTAAGCTTTTAATCATAGCACCAGCCAGTACACTATATACATGGGCTAAAGAATGTAAGACATGGTGGTTTACTGGATTACCTGTGTATGTGTGTGATGGTACAGCTAGTAAACGTAAACAACTAATAGAGAACTGGAAAGTCGGTGCACTTATTATTAGTTATGAATGTCTTCGTGAAGTAACCAGAACAAACAAGAATGAGTTCGGAGAAATAGAAGAGATGTATCAAACAGGAGATCTAGCATACATAAGAAAACATAAAGACATACAAGGATGTATATTAGATGAAGCACATAGAATAAAGAATCATAAATCTAAACAAGCTCAAGCATTATTTAGTTTAGATTATATACCACATAGACTTGCACTAACAGGAACACCAGCCCCTGGTAAACAACATGAAGTATTTAGTATACTACATTGGTTATACCCACAAGTGTTTTCAGGTTATTGGAGATTCATAGATTATTATTTCACACAGTATGATGAATGGACTAGTGCAGGCGCACATAAAGTAATCGGTCCATTCAAGAGAGGTAAAGCAGAAGAACTACAAGAGTATCTTAATGTTATCTCTACCCGCCGCTTGCGCTCGTCGGTTATGGCGTGGCTACCTGAGAAAGATAGAATCAAAGTTCCACTTCCATTAACAACAGAACAAGAAAGATACATACAACAGTTAAAGGAAGACTTTGAGATAACAGGAACTGATGTAGATGCTATCAATATCTTAGCTCAATTAGTTAAGATAAGACAGATATGTTTAGCACCAGCAGTACTTGGACTTAAAGGTAAGAGTCCTAAGGTAGAGTGGATTAAACAATATCTAAAAGATTACCCAGAGAAATCTGTAATCATATTCAGTAACTTTACTGAGTGGTTAAAGTATCTAGGTAAAGAATTAAATTGTAATGACTTCATCATAGGAGAAACTTCAAAAGTTAAAAGAGAACAATTGAAAAATGATTTTCAATCTGGTAAGATAAAGTTATTACTAATAAATATCAAAGCTGGTAAAGAAGGTATCACATTAGATAAAGCTGATGTTGCTATCTTCACAGATAAGTATCCACCAGTTGGAGATATACAACAAGCCGAAGATAGATTCGTAGCTACATCTAAGGATAGATTAGATAGTGGACATACTATAATAGATTTATATATGGATGATAGTTATGAAGTTAATATATTAAAGATGCTAAGCAAGAATGCTAGCGAAGTTGATATTATAAATAATTATATCAACTATATAAAGGAGGCGAAGTAAATGATTAACTTAGTTACTTTCGTAGGTCACATCAATTATATCTACACTGAAGATAATATCTTAGAAGTTAAAGGCACCAAAGTAATATACAAAGACGAGATCAAAGTCGGTGAAGAAGAAGTGTATATTCCAGTTCTTGTTGGTGATTCAATGATGAAGCATATCCAACAATACTGTAATATAAATGATGTAGTCGGTGTCAAAGGCTGGCTTAAGAATCGAGATGGAAAGCTAATAGTAATGGCTGATAAAGTTACATTCTTAGCTAGTCAACAGGCAGGACAAGAACTAGGAGGTGAAGTAAATGATAGCGAGTAAATTCCGTAAGGCAGCAAGACAACAACTAAAAGCATCTATAATGATTGAAGGACTTCAAGGCTCAGGTAAGTCAGGACTTGCATTATTATTAGCCAAGGCATTAACAGATGATTGGGATAAGATATATGCAATCGATACTGAAAACAAATCATTAGATTTATTTGAAGGTATCAAGATGAACACTGGTGAACCATTCGGTGAATTCAATAAGGTAGACTTACTAAGTGAAGATGGATTCGCACCTAGTAATTATCTAGCATTAAGAGATGAAGCAATAGCAGCAGGAGCTGAAGTAGTTATAATGGATTCTATCTCACACATGTGGAATAGAAAAGGTGGACTACTTGATACAGTTGCTGAAGCACAAGCACAAGGCTTAGATAACTACAGAAGTTGGGGTACTGACAAGAACCGTAAAGAAAAAGAATCACTTATAGATATAGTTCGTAGTCCATATGTACATATGATAACTACTGTAAGAATTAAAGAGAAGTTCGGACTTGAGTTTGATGAAACAAAAGGTAAGAACAAAGTAGTATCATTAGGTGAACAACAAATCCAACAAGATGGATTAAAGTATGAACCAGACTTAGTATTAAGAATGGTTACACCAGGTAATATGGATGGAACTAATCCAGTAGTTGAAGTACTTAAATCTAGATATGCAATACTTAGAACTGGTGAAGAGTACGAAGTAACTGCTGAGTTGTTAAAGCAACTAAGAGAATACTTGGAAGAAGGTGTAGATCCTGAAGTAATCCTTAAGGAACAGAAGGAAGCAGTGATGAATCAAATAAAAGAATACTGTAATACACCTACAAGAAAGTCAGTTTGGAAAGCATTAAAAGAATCTAGTGGATTTGAAGGTAAACTAGAAGATATGCCAATAGAATTGATGAAAGAATTATATACTAAATTAACTGAAGAATAGGAGTGAAGTTATGGAAACAGTTCAAATGATGAACACAATGCCTCTTGAAGAAGAGAAAGAGGATGTACTTAAAGTTGAGGAATTAGTTCCAGTAGACTATAAGAAACTTAGTAAAGAAGAATTGATTGGAGTAATCGAAGAACAAAATAAAGTTCATAAACAATATGAAGAGAAGTTAGTAGATTTAGAAGATACACATAAAAAAGAAATGGAAGCATCATCTGAATATTATCTAAAGAGAATAGATGAGATGAAAGCGTTGACTAGATACTATGAACGTAAGTTAAAATTATTAAAAGATATTATAACAATTGAAACGGGAGATGATAAATAATGTTGAATTTTAGTAAACTTCCAACTGAGAAACCAAATAATAATTCAGTTGCAGAAGGAACATATAATGCAACTATCTTCAAAAGTGAAATGAGAAAGAGTAAAACAACTGAGAATGAATATCTAAATGTATCATTCAAACTTGATGAAGGTGGATTTGTAAATGAAAACTATTTTGATAGTGATAAACCATTCCTACAATATAAGTTAGGACAATTACTTAAGGCTTGTAAAGTTACATTAGCAGGAGAAGGAACTCTTAAAGATGTACAAAAAGTTATTCAAGGAAAGAAAGTTATTATTGATGTAGCAGTTAATGATAATGGTTATGGTTCATTAGATTATTCTGGTAACCATGAAGGAATCTATGCACCAGATGCTGCACCTGTAGAAGAAGAGATCGAAGATCCATTCGCAGCAGCAGAAGTAACAGTAGATGAATCAGTTGAACAAGCCTTAGTTGATGAAGACTTCTAATAAATGAGTAGTTTCTTCGAGTATTATTTCGATGATGCTGATTGGAGTAAGAAAGAAACAGCAGTGTGCTGTCCATTTCCACATCATTCAGTTAGCGGATTCGAGTATCACGAGTCCATACCAAGTGCACACATTAACTTAGATAAGAATGTGTTCCACTGTAAAGTATGTGAGAAAGGCTTGTCTGAAGTATCATTCATATCTGAAATATTAGGTTGCAAATATGAAGCAGCCAGTAAGATAGCGAGTCTCTATAGAGATGTAGAGAATCTATATAGTTGGAATCAACTTACACTTAAACCTAGAACTAAAGAGATATGTAATAACTTAGGTATAAGTGATAAAGTTATAGAAGAACTACATCTTAAGACAGAGAACGGAGAGGAGGACATAGCATTCCCCGTACTTATGTATGGCAAGGTAGTGGATGTAAGGAATTATAGTCCTTACAATAGAGCAGCAAAGATAAGAAGTCGTGCTGGTTCCACTACAGGAATGGTTATTCCTTTTGACCTCTGGATAAATACAAATCCACACACATGGACAGTATTGTGTGCTGGTGAAAAAGATATGGCAGTGGCAAGAAGCAATGGCTTTAATGCTATCACCTTAACAGGTGGAGAGAAAGCATTGCCAAAGATACTTAAACCTTTTAAGGATCGTAGAGTAGTAATATGTTACGATCACGATGAAGCTGGTATTGAAGGAGCTAAGGCAGTGGCCGCAGCAATCTTACCATATGCAGCAGAGGTTAGGATATGCACTGGGTTCCATGAAGTATGTAAGGAACACGGTGAGGATATAACAGACTTCTTTACTAAATACAAAAAGACAGCAAGGGATTTAAAACAATACATCATTGACTCACCAGTCTTCACACCTGAAGAAGCAGCAACAATCAACAAAGTAACACATCCTTTCGTTACACTTTTAGAAGCATCACAACCTAAGTATATAAATAGAGTTGTTCAATCTAATGTGCAAGTTGTAGCCACCTATGAAAAGGCTATGCCTGTGCCTACAACTATTCATGCAACTAAACTAAATACTAATGGTGATGATAAATATAATCTTATGAGTCAAGGTGAAACGAGAGACTGGGAATTGTGCGAAAGCACTTGTCAAGATGTATTAAAACTAATAGATAATAACTTCACTGAACAACAAATAAGAGATAATACAAGAGAGATATTAGGTATAACTAAAGTTGAACGAGATGTTAAAGTCGAGAAGCCAACTAAAGAAACTGTATATCAATGTAATATCACAGACTTATTTGAAGTAACAACCAAGAATCCACAGACAATAGAATTCAATGCTTATGTAATAGGCAAAAGACTTGAGAGTGGAAAGAAATATTGTATAACATATAAACTAGTGCCTCATCCATTTAAAGGACAACAATTAACAGCAATCATATTAGATGCAACTGAGGCAGCAGATAGTGTAACTGACTTCCACGTTACAGAAGAAAACAAGAAATTGTTAGAGCAAGTTAGAAATATGAAAGGCAGCGTACATGATAAAGTAGAAGCACTATCTGAAATGGCAAAGAGTTATATAGGTTATGATGGATATAATAAACTTATAAAAGCAATTGACTTAAGTTTCCACACAGCATTACAGTTTAATTTTAATGGTAAGACTGAACGTGGAACATTAGATACATTGATAGTAACTGAAAGCCGTATAGGCAAATCCTCTACAGCAGAAGCATTACAGAAATTGTATTCATTAGGTACATTCGTATCTTTAGCAGGAGGTAATGCAACTATCGCTGGTATCATAGGTGGTAGTAATAAAGTAAATGGTAGTTATCAAACCAGAGCTGGTTTACTTCCTATGAATCATAGAGGATTGGTAGTATTTGAAGAGCTTGCTAAGTGTGATAAAGATTTAGTTAAAGCATTAACAGATACTAGAAGTAGTGGCTCAGTTAAAATTACCAGAGTTAGTGGCGATTTACAATTACCTGCATTAGTTAGAATGATAACTCTATCTAATGTAAAAAGTTCAAGTAAGAATATTCAACCAATAGCATCATATCCAAATGGTATAACTATATTAGTAGATCTAATAGGGGCACCTGAAGATATAGCAAGATATGATTTGATGCTAGTTATGGGTGAAACAGGTAATAGAGAGATTGATCCAGATTGGAGACCAGCTACACCATTCGAACCCGAAGTATATAAAGCAAAGATTAGATGGGTGTGGAGTAGGAATCCTGATCAAGTTATAATCACACGAGAAGTAGTAGAATATATCTTTAAGAAATGCAATGAACTAAATAATAAATATGATTCCCATATAAAGATTTTCGGTACCGAGGCCTGGAAGAAAGTGGCCCGTTTAGCAACAGCCATTGCAGGATATGTAGTATCAACAGATGATACATATGAAAAGATTATTGTAACTACTGAGTGTGTTGATGAAGCAGTAGATTATTTAATTAGTTGTTATGATAACAATACATTTAAGTTAAAAGAATATGTAGATAACGAAAGAAGATATGGAGATATTGATGATGATGGGATAAAACTTCTTCAAGATATCTACAATCAAAGTCCAATAACTTTACAACAGTTGAGTGTGTTGGATAAAACTAATAGAATGAATCTAACTTCAGCAACAGGATTAGATAATGATATGTATAATAAACTAATGAATCGATTAGTTCAAGGAGCCTTTGTTAAATTTGATGGATATGATATAGTTCCAACAGAAAGATTTAGAAAAGGTTTCGGACTAATAGATAAATCTGGTAATATTGTGAGAGTAGGTGAGTTCAATGCGTAAGATAGCACACTTAGAAATGAATGAACTAAAATCAATGGACGAATTAGTCAATGCAATTAAGTTATATAGACAAAGAACTAATGGTAAAGGTGTACCAATATTCTTTGATACAGAAACAACTGGATTAAATATTAAATATGATACACCTTTCCTAATTCCTTGGGGTTATTATATAAATGATACAGCATACATATACTGTGTCGATATAGATAAAGATAAACATCTATTTGAACAAACAGCATTAACAGTATTATTACTTGCAAAAGAGCAAGGTTTGGTTGGTCATAATATTAAATATGATTTACACATGTTTACAAATATAGGTGTCAAGTTACCTGAAACTTTACATTATATTGACACAATGATACTAATTAGACTTGCACACAATGCATTAACTCCAGAAAATGGTGGACCTCCACTTGGATTAAAAGAGTATGCAGTTAAGTATATAGACAGATCAGCTAAAGATAATGAACGCATTGTAAGACAAGAGAGAACAGCAATAGCAAAAGAATATAATAGATTATTAAAAGATAAATTGTATAAAGTTAGTAGCAAATGGACTTTAAGGTATATAGATGAATACTTTAAAGATGTATTACATAGTGTTGATACACTAGAAGATAAAGTTCGAGATGCATACATTGATTGGTATGTAGATTTACCTGAACAGATTAGAAATAATATGACAACAGGTAGAGTTGAATCAGAAGATGTACCATACAATCTACTTAATCGTGACCAAGTTATTAAGTATGCAATGTATGATATAGTATGGACAATGGAAATATACTTACAATGTATGCCTGCTATCAAAGCAAGAAGAAATGAGATAGCACTTGAACGAGAAGAATGTATGATAATGCCATTAGTTAGAATGGAAGACTGTGGTTTCCAAATGGATGGAGCATATGTTAGACAAGTAACTAAAGACTTGGCTGAATACCTAGCACATCAGAGAAGCGAGTTATTCAACCTAATAGGCGAGTCAATCTCAGTAGGTCAACACGCAAAGATAAAAGAGATTTTAATAAATAAGTATCAATTAAATGTACCTGGGACTGGTAAGGAAGATCTGAATAGAATCTATGATGAACTAAAAGCTAACGATCCAGAAGCAGAAGTTGTTAGATTCATAGGTCTTGTACAAGAACTAAGAACCTTAGAGAAATGGTATGCAACATATCTACTTCGCTTCGTAAGAGAATTAGATTTAGGACATAAGAGAATCTATACTCAAATCAATCAGGTAGGAACTGTATCAGGTAGAGTTACATCTGACTTTCAACAGTTTCCAAAGTATGGTATCAATAAAGAAGACGGAACACCATTGTTCCATCCTCGTAAGATGATTGTTAAATCTGATGGCTATGCAGGAATTGCTTATCTAGATTATAGTCAGGTTGAATTAAGACTTCAAGCATTATACACAATATTAGTAGGACATCCAGACTTGAATCTATGTAGAGCATATATGCCATATGAATGTTATTATATAGATTATGATGACATTGGATGTGGTGAAGTGCAAGGCAGTATGATTCCATTCGATTATAAAAATCCAGTACACATCCGTCATGCGTATGATTGGAAATGGTATAGGAAAGAAGATAATAAAGAATGGGAACCAACTGATGTACACGCTGCAACAACTCATGTGGCATTCCCAGACTTAGATGTACACTCAGATGAATTCAAGAAACTAAGAGGTAAAGTTGGTAAGCGTGTTAATTTCGCTAAGAATTATGGTGCACAGTTTAATAGAATTAAAGTTATGTTTCCAGACTATGATGATGAAACAATACATAGAATAGATGATGCATATTATAAAGCATTCCCTGGTGTTAAGAAGTATCATGAGTATTGTTATAACATAGTTAATGAAAGTCCTTATGTAGAAAATCTATTCGGAGTTAAATACTATGGATTATCAGGACATAAACTTATAAACTGTTTAGTTCAAGGCAGTGGAGCTTATCTACTTAAAGAAAGAATAAAAGAGGTAGATGAATATATACAATCACATCACCTAAAATCTAGAATGCAAATGCAAATACATGATGAAATAAGTTATGAGATTTACCCAGGTGAAGAAGAACACGTTAAGGAATTCAAAAGGATAATGCAGAAATTTGATGACAGCTATGTTCCAATCATAGCCGACCTTGAATGGACTACCACAAACTGGGCAGACAAAGAGGAGGTTGATGAGATTGGGAACAAGTAGATATGTGTTAGCAATAGATCCATCAGGTAACTATCAAGAAGGTTTCGGCACTACAGGCTGGTGCCTTCTCGATGTAGTTACTAATAAAGTATGTAAATTTGGTTCTATATACGCAGGTGATTATAGCTGTCAGTTTCAATACTGGGATGCTCACGTGCAACTAATAGATAGTATGTCTGGTTATCACCCAGATATAGTAATAGAAGATTACTTATTATATAGTAATCGTGCTGAGGCGCAAACTAATTCTAGATTAGAAACTCCCCAGCTTATAGGTATTATAAAATATGAAACTTATAAGAGAGGTTTATTTGTATATATTCAAACAGCAATGCAAGTTAAAACTAGATGGAATAATCAGTTACTTGCAAGAAAAGGTTATATCAGCATGACAGGTTCTAGATGTTATATCGGAGATGTTCTAATCTCAGACCATATACAAGATAGCATTAGACATGCTGTACATTATAAAACATATCATAGTAGATTCAAGGGAGCTAATAGAAATGTACGAAGTAACAATTAAGACACCACATAATACAATTCAATTTGCAACTGATGATATAAATGATGAACAGTTTAAAGAAATATTAGATCAACCTTGGGTTGAAGATGTAGAAATAAAAAGTGTACAAAGTACAAACTTTAAGAAATTGGTTAGGAGGGAAGAACATGAAAGAGGATGTAATAAACATAATGAATAGTGTTCATATAGATGTTGTTGGAGATAAAGTAAAGATTGAATGTGATCCTAAACGAGATAATCTACCTATAGAAGTAGTAGAAGAAATCGTTAAGGCTACAATAAATCAATGCCAACATGAAAAGGAAAAAGACTTACCTGCTGGTTTAGTCGAAGCCGTAGCAAAAAAATATGATGAACACGTATTCAATACTATGATGGCTTGGAGAACTGTATCATTTATATTGATGGCAGGTATCGCAGCAGCGTTAATATTTTGGAGGTAATATGGAAGATAAAATATTAGAAGCTGGCATTCTTGAGATAGCTGTAAAGAATGTCCAGTCATTAAGCCATGAAGAATATGCACTTGTAAGAAAGAATTATTTCGGTGCAAGTGATTCAAGTATTCTTTGTGGAGTAAACCTATATAAGAGTATTGAAGATTTAATAAAAGAAAAGAACTGTAAGTTCATTACACAAGAAGAAAAAGAGGTAGGAGAAAAGCCTATTGTAAAGAAGGGTTATGATGTAGAACCTATTACATTACAAAAGGCAGAAGAAGAACTAGCAAAGCATGGGTTCTTAGGACAACTAATTAAACCACAACACATGTATAAATTCAAGAATGTAGATGGTTTATCAGTTAACTATGATGGTGTATTCATATCTGATGATAAACCTTTAATACCTGTCGAAGCAAAACTTGTTAGTAAGTTCGGTGAGAAATACTACAATAAAACAATTACTATTGAAGATGCTAAACAAGTCAATGTATTAGATACAGATATAGAAATTCAAACACACATCAAACAAATGGCAACAAGACTTGGTATCCCAGCATATTATTATACACAAGTTCAACAAGAGATTGCTGGTTTAAATGCACCTTATGGTTTCTTAGCTGCTATGTTTGATGAGACTTGGTCATTCAAATTATATTACATACCTAGAGATGAAGGTACAATTCAAGCAATCTATAGGTTATGTGAAAGAGATATTAAAAAGATAAAGAGAGATATTTAATCTCTCTTTTTTTTATCTTAAGTGTTTAAGTTGTCTAGGGTGATCCCAACTAAGATACTTACGCATTACACGGCGGTATCTATAATTATTATGATACCAATGTGGCTCAATAGCTGTCGTAGTTTCTAGCCACCTTTGTAAGTTTTTACCTTTACCAAAGTAATATCTATAGTTAATAACTTTAAAGTTGTTCTTAGCTTTAGCACTAGGTCTTGGTATCTTTTTAGGATACTTGGTCCACCTTGGTGAACTACCACCGCTAGAATATCTAGATAAATACCTACGACGTGGTCTATATTCTGTCTTTTGTAATTTGGTATATACACTTGGTAATAAACTACGTTCCTCTTTTATTTGTTTATATCTTGATTCAACGGATGTAAATGGGTTTAAGTCAGTAACATCTTCAAGACCTAATGGAACTGCAAGGAATGGATTTATTCTATCTTTTAATGCACCTGTTGGATTAGCTAATAACTGGAAGAAGTCCATTACTGAAGAGCCTAATTTTAATAGGATGTCTTGATCTCCGATTCGGAATCTTATATTACCAGCCATGACGTTATAGAAATAGTATCTATTATTTCGTACGTCTTCCCAACTATATCCATCGCTGTTCCAAGATTGTTCAAGCATATCTAATTGCATCTTAAGAACGTCTATATTTTTAGTTATACCTTCGTTCAAGTAATAAGATACATTATTGAATGGGAAGACTGAGAACCACATTAACTGCTCAACAGGTTTTAACTGAAATGCTGATAGGTCGTAATCAAAATGCGTGTCTATAATTTTTCGTATAGCATCTCCTGGCTCAAGTCCGTTCTCTGTTAGATTAAGAAATAGTGATAGACGTGCATCACGTTCGATTGAGTCATTCACTGAACGCACCCATTTAATAGGGCCATGGTCATAGATAGTAGCATTGAGCCATTTCTCCATGGCTGTTCTATTTATGACACCGTTTGCATCATTATATTGGAATAATATTTCTTGCATTGTTTCAGATAAACCTGCTGATGCTGGAGACCTATTAAACATATCTAACATTACATATAGTTTTTGGTCTGCTTCAGATAACGTAGCTAGATATTTTTTAGTATAGTACTTATTTATTACACGTTCGTTAATATCTGCTTCAGCTAAGTCTGCAATAGCAGCTTGAGCTTTTTCATACCATTCATTTAGTTTACGTGCTTTAAATCTATAGTTTATGTTTTCCATGAAAGCACTAACACCTTGTGCAGAGGACAAGTTCTTTATATAGTTTGAGTCCCACTCGTTACGTAGTAAGAAACCAGGTGTTGTTAGATATATAGATTTATACATAGCACAAATTGCTAAGTAATTACGAAGTGCTTTATTAGTTACTGCATGCTTATTTATAGTTAGCACCATTGTTCTATAGCTTTCATGTGGAACAATGATTGCACCTAATTCACGTGCTTGATTTAAAGTCTTTTTATTATGTACATAGTACTTATATACTTTCGGTTTACCTTTTTTATCTTGACGAAGCACACAAGCAACCCAGTTATTACGTTTAAATATTTCTTCTACTTCTTTATCAGAAGAATTCTTAAACACTGTTCTATATAAGGCATTGTTAGAATCAAAGTCCTTAGACCAGAACACTTGCATTAGTTTATGTGTTGCATTATCTGCATCTATAGATAACGTAGCAGTTGTCCATAACTCTCTATCAGCAACATTAGTCATAGGTGTTGCTACAATATTGCTATTAGGTATTTTCATATCGGTGTTATAAAAGAAACTATTATAACAATCTAGATCACCTATGAATATAGTATTAAGTATTGGTCGCTTGTCTTCCAATATTTTAGATACATCTATATCTCCAAGTGCTGCAGCAATCTCTTCATTTTTTAAAATGTTTTCTAAGTCTGTATTAGTGATTGAAGCACCTAGGAATAAATCATCAGGTATACTTGTTTGTCTAAAGTATTTCTTTAAATCTCTTATAGTATCAGTAAGTACTTTCTGCTCTTGTTTAAATACAAATCTAGGTTGTATCCAAGGGTGTGTTGCTTTACCAAGTATTTCATTTGTTGTACGTTTTATAATATACATGTTGTTATTCTTAAGAGGTATAACTTCTAGACCTGCTTCACTAAGTTCTTCGGTAGTAAACTTAGTAATTAGATTTGCTTTACGTGCATCTAAATAATCAGGTACTTTATATACTACAAAGCCAAGATCGTATGTGTCACGATCAATATAGTCTCTTAATTGAAAAGCATTCCAATTCATATAACTTTGGTTCAATACGTTATTACGTTCTTGTGAGAAGAACATACGAACAGGACCACTAGTCATACCATCTGAACCACGTACACCCCATTGTTCAAGCTGTTTAAGATAAGATTCAGCAGCTTGTTTATATCTATCTTTTATAACATTAGCAACAGGTGTATTGTTATCAGGATCTATAAGTATATCTAATTTACGTAACTTATTATAGTCTACTAAATCATTTTGAATAGCGTTGTCAATGTCTGTACGATATTTACCAAGAGTCTCAGGATCTCTGATGTAGCGTCCAAACTCTGATGTTATTAGATTATGTGCACCACGATTACAAAATGCCTCTTGTGTGTCTAACTTATTACGTATTGTTTTATACATAACTGCTGCATCTGAAACACCATTACGTTGTATAGCATCACGCATTGCAACATAATTAGATTCAGGTGTAGTTCTATAATGTATCTTTTGGGAATAAGTATAGTTTCTGTTTTCTGTGAATACACGTTTAACCTGTCTATAATGGTTGGCTCCAACAATACCTAAGTTATTATCAGTAACTGTAATATCCCACATCTTTAACTGTTCTGGAGTTAGACTACTGAAGTATACTAAAGGATCTTTTGGAGCAAATTCAAGTGTTGGATTATCCATAAACAAGTTTATCAAACTGTTCCTTATAACATTGAGTTCATCTACATCATCAAATACAACTCCTCGTATAGCTTCAGCTGCGTTTTCCATTTTATGATAAAACAGATTGTATCCTTTATTTGTTACATTAGGTAGATCTTCAGGTCTTATCTTATTCTCAGTCATAAACTTTTGACTATATACTTTTTTATAACCTAGGAATTGATTAGCTGTAGAATTGTTATATCTGTTTTGATATAGATTGCTAAGCTGTGTGAACTTATCTGTTTCAGATGCATATATAAGGGCTATTGCATTCTTCGCTTGTTCTTCTCCATGTTGACTCCAATAACTAGCAGCGATATTCTGTGATTGTGTAAGACGTTTATTTACTTTAGCTAATTCAATTTCAGTATCTTCAATAGCTTTGGATAAAGTAACAATATAATTTCTATTTAATTGTGCTTCTAGAAATTTATTAAAATTAGTATCAGGTACACCTTTACGAGCATATTCCAATATCTTTTGATTTGCTCTTTGTAGTTCATAAGCAGGCATATTATCTGTTAGAAATCTTATAGCTGTTGAAGTATCTAATATAACTTGAGCATCTGCTTTAGCTTTAATAAGACTTTCTATTACAGGCTTGTAAGCGAGCCCGAGATCAGTGAACACTTGTGAAGCATTACGATTATTACCGAACGTATCGTTAAACCAACTATAGTTCCAGGTCTGTAGTAGTTTCATATTAGTATTATTTTGTGTACCTATAAACACCTGTGTCTTTAAATAATCTGAAAAAGCATTTTCAAAATTATTTTTTAGTTTAGTCAACAACTCAGGATTTGCTTCGAAGAATACTTTGTTATCACGAAATGCTTGTTGTGCAAATTCATCTACAATATTATTGAATAACACGTCATTGTAAATTGTGGTAGCCATATAGTCTCTATATTTATATACCATATTATACATAAGACCTTGTAGATAATTACGCATCTCTTTATTATCTGTGATATCTAATACGTTAACATTACCTAAGAGTCTGTTTATATTATTAGTACCATCAATAGTAGATAGAGCAGTATCAATATATTAAGAAAGTT